TTGATTGAATCAATTAATGTATTACCTAAAATGTTTTTTAACGCCCCTACGTCGCTATTACTTGAGTAATCAACGTCTACGTTTAATGCATCTCTATATTCACCATTAGGAACTAATCTTTCGTCAAGGTCTTTATTCATTTTGCCCTTGAGGAAAGCGTTTTTAATTTCAGGCATATTCTAGTGTTTTATCTGTTTGGATTTACCTCTTAAAGCTTGTGAGAGTTCACTAAGTTTAATATTTGATAATCTTAGTTTTGCTTTTCTAACTGAAGCAAACTTATCTTTTCTGTATCTCATTACTAGATACTCAGGCGTGTTTATTTTAGTTTCTAAAATATAATATGCTATACATTTGTACATTGCTTCTTCAGCTAGTTTATGTATTTTCATTTCAGCATCAGTAGCCAAGCCATCTGTTATATACTTTAAAGTTACAGTTTTATCTGTTAAGTTACCAGAGAAGTGTATTCTTGATTTTATAGGATCAATATAAAAAGATCCGTTTGAATTCATATTTTCAGGACTAGATCCGTATCTTTTACCGTCAAGAGTTTCTGTTAAATAAAAATCATTAACAGCATCAGACCCTGTATTTTGACCTTTAAATTTTTTCCATGTTTCAGATTCATTAGCTTTTAATAAGTTGCCCTCCGAATCAAATGTAAAATTGTATTGATCATCTTGTATAATAGCTTCTGGATTACTTGTTTGTGATGCTGGAATTAAAACGTGTTCAGCACCGTTCACATCAACCCAACTTACTTTCACGTAATTAACGTAGTCTTGCGGTAACGCCATCACTAATGTAGGTGGAATGTCTATTTCCCTAGATTTTTCGGATTTTAATGTATCGTAACTAAGCTCTTGTAATGCTCTTTGCGCATAGAAAGCTACATTAGTTCTTTTTATCTTAGCTATAATTTTATCTTCGCCCACATAAGACAACATAAAGTTGTTTATAATGTCTTTTAGCGTTACAAATTGATAGCCTCCGAAATCTCCGCCTTCGTGATATTGTTGTTGTGATTGATTAAGTAGCCCCATTTATTATGATTTTTCTTGTTGAGTGTTCTTTACGTCTTCGCCACTAGCAATACCGTATAAAGAATTATCTTTAAGTATTATACCAGCTAAACCTAATATTTTAATTATAAGCTCAGTTTCTTCAGAAGGGTGCAATTCAAAATTAGTTGAGTTGCTAGCATCGTAAGTTCCAGTCACAGAATTATAGGCCCAAGATACAACTACAGGTTGTTTTATATAGTTACAAGTAACACCTGATGTCTTTTGTTCTACATTACCGCTTGCGTCTTTACCGTAAATTTTAACTCCGCTTTCATCTTTAATGAAAATAGGAAAATCGTTTGTTGGTTGATTTAAAGGTGTGGATTTTATATATATCCAATCCTTTTGTTTAACTTGTGATGCTTCAGCGTTATTAAATATAACACTGCCTAGCCTATATAGATCGCTAGGTAAAGTTATTCCGCCAGCTATGGCTTGTGAAGTTTTTTCAAATAAACTTATTTTTTCATCTAATATGTCTACCATATCAGAATATTCTGTGCTGTTACCAGGAAGTCTACTGAACTGATTTACATCATAAAAATATTGCTCAAATATATCTAATTGAGCTTGATTCGCAAGATAATTAAATTCCTGAGGTGTTATATAGCCTCGTTGTTCTTTGTTAGTCACAGCTAACACCGCTTGGTATACAGTATTTATGTTTACACTCATTATATGTTTATTATAGGTTAAAGGCCCACAACAGTAGGCCCTTACCTACAATTGCTTACTTTAATTTCTTTTCAATAGTTTGATATACTTCAACACCTTCGTCAGTTTTAAAGTATGCTGCTAAAGCTGAATATGGATTTTCATCAAATGGAACTGTAATTAATTTTCTACCGGTTGATCCCCAAGTAAATGTTCTTTGATCATTTGATAATTTAATAATTTTCATTTCAACAGCTTTAATACCAATATTTCTAATATTAATATTGTCCTCATTTGCCAATTCTAAGAATAATTTTGGGTTACTTCGAGCAAATAGTAATAAATCTCTTTTAAGCTCCTTAGAAGTCATTTTAGATACCTTAGATCCCAATTCTGTTCTCATTATTGCTTCTGCATGATCAATTTCAATAGCTTGAGCTGCATTTAATGCTTCAATTTCAGATTCAAGATAATCAATATCATTTTCAGCTATTTGTACTGGATTGTATTCTATAAATCTTTTCCCGTTATCCGGATGAAAATTAGAAAGAAACTTCTGTAAAGTTGTTTTTTCTTTTGGTACAAAAAGCCTTCCGTCTCTAAATATAATGTGACTTAATCTTTCTGGCCCTTTCATTTCATCTAAAAATACTGTCTTTTGATTTTCACAATATTTAATTTCTCTTTCGTACCCTAGTTCTTCATCAAACCAAAGTAATCCTCTACTTTTTAATATGAATACAATAGGTGTTTTTTTTGCCGTTAATTCGTAAACCCTATCTTTAATTTCCCATTTTGGGGTTTTAGAAGTTTTAACTTCTTTTATTTGCGGTTCTGCTACTGCTACCGCTTCTTTTTCTTTTTTTGCCATGATATAATATAATAAAAAATTAATAGAGTAATGATTACCCCCGTCAGAACAACGAGGGTAAAAATTACGTTAAGTATTAAGAGTTAAATAACACAAAATTATTCGTTGCTTGTGCTACTAAACATCTTTCTGATAAATAGTGAACTTCCATTTTGTCATCACCAGTAGTCTGCGCACCGCCTACTGAACCAGTAATCCAAGATTTCATTCTTCTGTCATCAGTCTCAGAAGCTCTATATCTTACGTGTAAGAAAGGTCTTCTAACATTTTTACCTAATTGTTGGTCATACACTGAAGATGTACCAGCTGGAACTAAAAGTCCGCTTATACCACCTACTAAACCTCTTGTAGATTTATCATTAAGATATTTCCAGTCAGTTTTGTAGAAGTCATAAGAACCTCTTCTAAATCCAGAGAAACCTAAATTAAGTGCCATATCTTGAGAGTTTTCAAAAACTCCAAATGATAAACCACCTGAAATATTCGGGTTTAATCCTGCTAGCATATCATCGAAGTAAAGATTTGCATCTCTATCTAAGAATAACATGTTTTCTTCAATTGATCCTTGTTTGTCTAATTCTTTTAATAATAAGTCAAATTCAGGAAGTTTATCAGCAGCTGGTGTAGCTGAGTCAAATTGATTACTTGCTACGATACCTCTTGAAGAGATTGCAGAAAATAACCCTTCAGAACCATCTGGTACTGCAGCGTCTCCACCATCTTTTTTCTCAGCTTCAATCATTACCATTTCTAAGTAATCTTCATATCTTACTCTTGTGTCACCTTCTGCTTTTAAATACCATAAGAATCCGTTTTGTCCAGACTCTCCAGATACTTCTACCCATCCGATCTGAGCTGTGTCAGAACCATTAACTTCGTAGTGATCTTTAATAATAAGTGGCTTATTAGTAAAAGACTTGAAAGTTGGCTCAACAGCGTCAGTCATACTTGCAGATCCTTTTCCGTATTCAGAACCGTATACGAAAAATTTAATTGCTTGATCATTAGTAGAACCGATAGATCCTATATTCTCTACATTCGCACCACCGTAAGGCTTGATAGTTAAAGCAGATGTTGATGCTTCGATACCAGCTGTTACGTATGCTTTGAATACGTCAGATCCAATAGAAGCTACTACAGTTGCTCCTTTTCTTACAGCGTGAGCCTCTGCAGTTCCAGAGTCAATTCCTGTGATAGTGTCAATAATTCCTGTTGTAGGATCTATTGAACCATTATAAGATAAGTGTAATCTACCTTGTTCAGACCAAATAACTTGATCAGAAGCCATAGGCATTTCTGCACTTACCATTCTTAAGAAAGAAGATATAGTTCTATTTCCATATCTTTCTACTTCTTGTTCATACAATTCAGGTAAATATTGTTGTGACCAATTTGCTCCACCTGAACCGTGGAAATTTAAATAATTAGATGCAAGTGTTTGTTTTTGTGCACTTGGGCTAATTAAACTGCCAGCCGCTGGGCCAGCAAATGAAACGTTTGTTGCCATTTTTTAATAATTTTTAAGTTTTAATTTAAGGTTTTTTGAATCCAAACCGCCAACTACTTTCGCTTTTATTCCGCCAGACTCAATAGTTTTGTGACCCGACCTCGGATCCATATTGATATTCTTAGCAGACTTAACTGATTCTTTAATAGCATCAGTTTTGCCTTGTTCGTAAAAATGATTTGCAATTGCGTCTGCATTCATTGCTGTAAATAAAGATTTATGATAACCACTTGCATCGCTCATTTCATTATTTTTGTTTAAGAACTTCTTAGTAAAATTTGAAATATCACTTTGGGATTTTTTAATCTCATTCACATTCTTAACATTAAATCTGTACTTCTTGTCACCAACCTTATATTCAAAACCTTTGAATTGATCGTTAAAAAGATTGTCAGTCTTATTGTTAAATACAGCTCTTTGATGCTGTGTTATTTTTTGCGATTCTTCAGACTCCTCATTGTATCTGTTAAAAAAGTCTACCGCTTTTTGCTGATCTTGTGTTAACTTAGACCCAGCTTTAATTTCTTTATAATAATTAGCTTTTTGTCCTTCAAGATGATTTTTGGCTGCTGCCACCTCTTCTTTAAACGCTAATTTTCTTCTTTTAATATCTTTAGGCTCATCAATTTCTTCATCAAATGAAAATTTGTCTTCAATTAAAAAACTTATTTCATCAGATGTTAAATGTGGCTTTGCCTTTTCGTAATATTCTCTTAGTAAAGACATGTCCTCATAACTCGCATAATCTTTATTTAATTTAACATAATCTTCCAAAGTTCCTCCAGTTTCATTCATGAACTTGACAAGCTCTTCGATGTTTTCTGGATAATCCCGCTTCTCTTCTTTTATTGCTTCCTCTTTTTTTACTTCAGGTTCAACAATTTCATCTTCTTGCTTCTCAGCCTCTGGCTCTTCTGTTATCTCTTCTAATATTACTTCTTCAACCTCCTCAGTTTCCTGTTTTGGTTCTTCAGTACTTTCTTCTAATACTGGTTCCTCTTTAACCTCTTCCTCCACGGGTTCTTCTACAACCACTTCTGGCTCTGGTTCAACTTCTGTTGTTGGTGGTTTTGATAAATCCACCTTGTAAACGCCGTCGTCAATCTTGACTCCCGCATTTTCTTGTACTTTTTGTTCTCTTTCAGCTGTAGACAACTCTTCAGTTTCTACGGCTTTAGCTTTCATTTTTTTTGACATGATAAAATATTATATGATTATACATTATATATTACTTAGGTTCAAACGCACCTAAGCCAAAATCACCGCTTAATATATCGTTTCCACTGGATTCGAATTTTTTAGGAGGTGTTTTACTGTTTCGCTGCTCTATGAGCTCACTTTGTTGACTAGCTTGTATTTTTGTTCGATCGTCTTTTCTGTCTTCTTTTGCATTCATTTCTGCATCCTTAGCTTGCATGGTCATTTGCTGTAATTGCATATTCATTTGAAACTCTAATTGCATAAGTTGTTTTTTCATTTCAACTTCTCCTTGCATTCTTTGCATTTCAAATTGTGATTTAGCTTGTGCTAATTGTATTTGAGTTTGTGTTAAAGCTTGTTGTTTTTGCACCTCTGCTTGAGCTGCAACTTGTTGGGCTTGTGCATTAGCTTGAGACTGTGCTTGTATGTTTTGTTGTTGAGCCTTTTGATCTCTTTCAAGCTTTTTCTTTCTTCTTAACTTAAGTACTTGATTTGCTAATTTAGTATTTTTAATTTCTCTAATATCAATAGCATCTTCAAGTTCTATATTGTTTTGCGCAATAGCAACTTGTATATTGTTTTCAAGTAATTGTTTTTCTTCTTCATCAGGTGCTAATTCTAAGTATATGCCAAAATCATATAAATGTAATTCTGACATTTCCTGTAACGTAGCCACATTATGTGCACCTATGCTTTGTATAAATGCGTTTCTTGTTGGTGAATATTCTATAACATCTGATATTCTTAATGATATTTTTTCAGCAAGTTCAGCTGTTAAAAATAAACCACTTTGCAATATGTGTCTTGTTGCTGTATTTGAATTTGCAGCCGCAAGCTTTTGAACACCAACTAAAGCATTTTTATCGGGCGTGCTTCCATCTCTTGCTTCATTTAATCCAGTAGCGTCTCTAACCATTTGCATATAATAATTATATGTGCTGATTAATTGGGCTAATTTATTAGCGCCTCCATTATTACTTATTTCCTGAATAGGTATTTTACCAGGATTCATGTCTCCTTCAGATGTAAATGATCTACCAATTACAGATCCTGTTTGAAAAAACATATTCAATGCTTCTTGAGGATTATAATTTGTACCGTTACCTAAATCAATTTCAGCTAAACCATCGGCGTCTAAATAAACACCATCGGGAACCATTCTTGATAATACTTGTTGTATTTTTAAATGTGTTAATTGTATCATATCAGCAAAGCCTGTAACTCTACTAACTAAAGATTCAATTTTACCATTATACATTCTAGGTGCTACAATAGAATAGTTAAGTTTAACTTTATTGACATCACTTTTTTCACGAAGCATATTGTCCGCAAGTTCCCATTTTAATAATTTATTAGACCCGGGTATAAAAACGCCTTCGTATAATACTTCTATGTTCTTAGCTATTCTTTCAAACCTTAGGTTACTGTCTGCGGGTGGATTAAAAGCATCTGTTTTTTTAATAATTTTTTCAGCCCCAGTAGATACTTCTTTAACTTTATAAACTTCATTCATGTAAGTTTTGTAATTAAAATACATAACTTGCACTGAATTATTATCTTGATTTTGTTGTTGGCTGTTATATTTATTATAAATACTATAATCTTGATTGCCTTGCTCTGTTATTGCTTTTAATTCCTCATTAGTTAAATTAGGAAATTGTTTCTTTAATTCACTTATAGTTATAGTCTTAACTTCACCAACGTAATATATATCATCAAAATAAGGTGATTCAGTATAAGAATAAACTATATTAGCAGGGTCAACGTAATCAACTACAATACCTTCTGACGGCGTAAACAATGTTTTAACACAACCAATACCTAAAACGGTTAAATCATAAAAGAATCTTTTCTTTATTAATTCGTATTGATTTTGATTAAGTATAGTTTGTATTGCTTGCTCTTCCGCTATTTCAACTGCTTGCTTATAATTAAGTTGCATGTGTAGTTGTAACTCATCTTCATTATCTGGTAACGTAGCGGGGTCGTTATTAAATACATTAAGACCAAATTGTTCTTGAACATAATTACCAAATTCTTTGGTTCTCATGTCAGCAAGAATGCCCTCCATGTATTGTGTTCTCTTGTTAACACCATTTTGATCTTGAGAATGTGCTTTTATATCGTAAGTTCTTTCCGCGATACCATTTACTACAATATCAACAAACTTTGGAATTATTGGTACTGGCTTCCAATCTAAATTTAAATAAGATAAATCACCGTTAATAGATAGTTCGTCTTTGTATTTTTGTATGCTTTGTTCTCCCCTAGCGTATAATCTTAATTTGTGATAATTGTTTTGATTAACAAAAAATCTATTTGATCCTCTATCTTTTTTAAACCACTCATTTTGGATAGCTCTAGCAACATTAAGACCGTAATCCAATCCTAATTTTTCATCATCGCTAGCTGTTTGGCTTGGGAAGTAACTTTTTATAACTGACTCAGCCATATTAATTAATTATTTTTGATGTAATTCCTTTGTTTTCGTATCTCGAAAAGTTAATGTTAACTTTTGATTTTTGTTTTTCTGCACTTGGTCTGTATCTATTCTTATTACAAGCCATAATTGCTAGCCCTGAACTAATTGCTGCATCAAACTTTGTTCTTTTGTTTATATCAAACTTAGCCCAATCGTTTAATGTTTCATTAAAATATAAATCTCCGTAATTTCCATTAGGTGTAATACCTACGTGACTGTTGATGTATGTTTCAATTGCTGCAGCATGAGCTTGTCTTATATCTTCACTTGAATTCGGTATACCACCAATTTCTTTTTCAGTAACAGATAATTTATTCCACAATCTATCAGGTCTATTCATAGAATATCCCCTGTATCCTCTTCTTCTTAAGTAATATAATAATCTTGGTTTATTATTTTCCGCAAGTATTGGCATCCCGTAAAACACTAATGCCATTAAAACATCTTCAAAAAACATTTCTGCTGTTTGGGGTCTTGCTACATATTCTAAAAAAAATCTATTAGGAGGAGCATCCTCCATGCTAAACTTTGTTAAGCCGTGCAATGCACCTTTAGAACCTTTGCCATCAGTTGTTCCTGATATATCATATGAGTCACAACCAAAAGCCCCCATATGATCGTTTCCTGGATGTTTAACTCCATTCTTGTTTATAATGCTATTTTGTAAATCAATACTTGGCACCCAACTAATTTTAAATCTTCCATTTGGATTAGGTGTAAATTGTACTTTTGTATCTCTAATGCCATTCAACCACGAGAAACTTCCTGTGGTAACATTAGCTTCTGTTGTAATGTCGTCATTAAAATCAATTTGCTCATATATTTTAGCTAAGTTAAATATACTGTTCTTAGCTTCGTCTCTAAATGCATGCTCCTCCGTTCTCGGGAATTGTCTATAAAATTCGTTTAAACCGTCTGCATCTCCCTTTAAACCATCTACTTCATTCTCCCAATGTTCAATAACCCCGACGTCGATATTATCTCCCTGGTTGTTGGCAATAGGCTCTTTCGGTGTGTTAAA